ATCTGCTGCGCGGCCGGGTTTTGCCCGATGGCCTGCGCAATCATCGGATCCTGCATGAACGACTGATGCACAGCGATGTGCGCTTCGTGATCCTGCTCCATAAACGCCTTGGTCGGCTTACCGTTCAGGAACGCCATGTTCTCACTGATCGGATCCCGCGGGGTCATGTCATCCTCGATCGGTATCAACTTGGCCGCGTTCTTGACTCCCAACACCTCAAGCATCTGGCGGTGCAGCAGTGGTAGGTCATATATCTGTGGTGCCCCTTGGGCGAGCTGCAGTGCTGCCTGATACTGCATGATCCGCTGCGCCATGGTGGCGCTGTTCGGGTCGCTGACTGGTATGACCTCCACCATGTCATAGTCCGACTTCTTGGCGTCGCGACTGCCGCCCTCTGGGTCGTAGGCGTACTCCTCAGGGCTGTGGTCACGGATGATGGCGGCCAGTAGTTTGAACTCGATCTTCATCGAGTAGTGCACGCGTGCCTGCACGGCCGACATCGTTTTAAGTGTGCGCTCAAGGATGGCCAGCACCGTACCCACTGGCGCGTTAGCGCTCATGTCGGAGACGCTTATATCGCTGATGGCGCCCAGCCTGCGGGCTTCCTCAGTCAACTGGTTCAGCAGCGCCAGCAGCACCTGACTGGGCTCTTTATACGGCAGGGGCATGATATTGTCACGCAGCGTGCCGCTGGAGACATCGACATCTCGCCACTCGCCCGGTGCAATCGGTGTGTCGTCACCCTTGATGCGCAGCCCGCGTGTCTTCATCCCGCCCGGCAAGTTGGACAACTGGCCCGCGTCGACCAGCTCTCGGATGATGCTTGTGCCCGATCGAGCGTAGCCCCCGATCAAATGGATCAACCCGATGCCATACGCACCGAACCCAGGGATATAGGTGTACTGCGCGAAGTGCTGGCGCTTGAGTTTGCGCTCGTCTTCCTCCTCCCAGTTACGGTAGATGCTCATCACCTTACTCGTACCCCTGTCCACCGTCACGACGTAGGGCAGCGCAATCCCGTCCGGATCCTCATACCCCTTCAAGTCCAGCTCGACGTTTATCTCAAGGAACTGGTACCGATCGTCGTCCGTCAGCGAGAAGCCCTGCTGCTCGGCTTTCTTCTTCTCGATCTCAGTGCTCACACGCGCTGGCTCGCCCAAGTCAACGTCCCGATAGAACCCCGCAACCTGTAGCTTTTTAACGTCGTTCTTCGTCTTGCGCATGATGTGCGTAACGCGTGGGGACGTCTGCAGACTGCTGGCACCGTACGGGATTATCAAGTCTTCAGCGGGCACGAACATCGCGGTTTGCCGCCCCAGACTCGGGTCGTAATACACCTTCTTGAACGCAGACCCGGCAAGGCCGAGGGAGAACAAAAGGCGCTCATGCTCGGGGCGATACTCGGGCATTTTCTCAACTATCTCGTAGTTCATGTCCTCTCGAACGCGGGCCGCCGCCTCCAATTTCTCAGGCGTCTCATCCCCGATCACCTCGATGCGCACCGGCCCCGTGGCGGGGAACGTCTCCATGATCGTCTCGCTTTGGAACCGTATAGCCGCCTCGGCCAACACCGAGCTGTACACGCCACAGGCGCCAAGCCACGGCTCAGTGCGCTCCTCATACGTCAACCCAAGCACCTCAAGCCCGGCGATGTAGTCGCGTATCCAGTCCCTGCGGCTGCTGATGTCCTCGTCGACGTCTGCCACCAACTCAGAGCCGAGGGACGCCAGATCGCTGTCTTTCATCTTCTCGGCAAGGTTCTCGCTAAACGATGCGTCCTCTACCTCGACTGTCACCAGCGTGCCGTCTTCCCCGTCCTGCGTGTCCTGCCCATCGCCCTCGATACTGAACTCAAAGGGCGTGTCAGCGTCTGTCTCTGCCCCGGCAAGCGCCGCAGGATCCTGCGCGTCGATTCCTTTGGGAAGTTGGTATAGTGACTTTTCCATAGTGCTATCCTTTTTGCAGGCTGTCAGTAGTATGCGCGTCGGTTGCCGTAGCGTACGTCATTGTCTGCGAAGTCGTGGTCGGAAGGCAACTGTATGAACCCCCCGCTTCTGAAGCGCTCCATGGCCATCTGGGCGCAGTCACTCACGTCATCGTGCAGCCCGAACGGAAACTCGCACACGTTGTCCATCACCTCATGCGCCCAGCGCTTGTCGGGCGCGTACACCAGTCCTGAGGAGAATATGTCCGCGATCGCGTTCATCCGTGCGTATTTGTCGTTACTCGCCCCGGCCTTACCCCGACTGGGACTGACCTCCTGCACGACGATATTCATCCTGCGCAGCTCCTGTATGAGCGGTGCGCCTGCGGCCTTCTTCTCGATGATGAGCGCGTCGGGCTCCCACAGGCGCCAATGCTCCAGCACGTTTTTCTTCAACTCAGGGAACTCCCATTGGCCCTTGATGCAGTCCAGCAGGATGATCCGAGACTCGTTGTCCTCGGTCGTCCACACCCCCCACGTGGTACACGCGCTAAAGTCGGCGCGGGTCTTGGCCTCATGGGCCGTATCCCATGTCTGGATGGTGTAGTCGATCTCCGGGGGTTTCTCATGCTCCCATATACGCCACCACTCACGCTTTATAAGTGCCCCCTCCTCGTTCGTTGGAGACTGCATGTACTGGGCCTGCCAGAACTGCGGCAACATTGAGGCTTTTTTGGCTAGTAACTGGTCAAGGGGCCACTGCTCAGCCCAAAGTGACTTGCCAGACGGGAGAATTGCTGGGAAGCGCACCTCTAACCACTGTGGAGACGTCGGATTATCCTGCGCCCACTGCAGAACCTTGCCAATCGGGTCCAACGCCCCCCAGCGTGTCCCAATCATCACTATTCGACCCCCCGGCATAAGCCTTTGTAAGGGTCCAATTTGTAAATACTCAAAAGCATTCTCAAACGCGGCCTTCGGATTAGCCAGCATGGCGTTTTCAGACACCAAATCGTCCGCAATTAGTAAGTGGGCGCCGTGCCCCGCTACATTTGCCCCAATACCCACTGCTAAATACTTACCGCCCATGGTTGTTAGCCAATTACCGGCGGCAGATTTGTCGCGTGATACTATCGTGTTCGGGAATATTTCTTGATATACTGGAGAATCTATTAAGTCTCGTATCTTTCTACCGAAAGTCGATGATAAATCGGCTGTATGTGTCACCATAATAATGTGGTGGTCTGGGAAATGTCCTAAATACCACGCTACAAACAGGTATGAGATAGTCTCTGACTTCCCAAAACGTGGCGCCATACTAACAGTTACTCGAATCTCCTCGCCCTGCAGCACTTTATGCAGTATTGGACGGAGGAAGCGGTGGTGGGGACCCTCCTTAAACGAGGGGTACACCTTGTGGCAGAAGGCTAAGAAGTCATTGCGCGCGCTCTGTATTGCGCTTCTATCCGCCATAGCGTCCAAGTCGGCCAGCAGGGCCTCCTGCTCCGCCAAGGGGAGCGTTGGCAGTGCCGCTAGGAGCGCTTGTATCTCTGCAGGGGTCAGGGCGCTCACTGCTTCTGTACCTCGTGGCGCACCACGGCAATCTCTTTAATCTCAGTGTCCTGAACCTCCTGCACCGGGGGCAGCAGGGATCGCAGCCGGGCGCGTAGGCGCTCCTCTACCGCGCTGGCATCCTCGTTTTTGTGCACGACCTCAGTGCGCTCTGTGAAACTGCCCACCTCAGTGACCGTCCCCAGAAGTTTAAGCGCCTGCAGGCGTATGCTGGCGTTGCCGTTGGTCGTCTCCTCAAGGATCTTGGCCACCACATAGCCACGTATCTCCTTGGCCTGCTCCACGAAAGCCCAGTCGTACTCACTGAGCATGCCTGCAAGATGGCGCACCGCCTGTGGTGTGCGCAGGGCGATCAGCGTCTTCTTCTTGTCCGCGTCGGGGAGTGAGGGGTTGGTGATCTTGGCGAATGCGTTTCGCGCAGAGTTGGCGCTGTCCACACTCAATAGGTGCTCGGGGCTGCCTAGGGATGACAGGATATCTGAAGTTGTGCGCGCCTGTGCCTCTAGTACCTGTGGCGTGTCCAAGGTATCTATATCAGCAAAAGCATCGAGATCTAGCAGATGTTCAAGCATTGTGGGCGCGATTGTAGGATATAATTTTTCTGCACGCTATAGCTGGCGTGGCTAGTTGTCATTCTCCCTTTCAATCCGGATAGCACCCGGACTTGCACAGGCCGCTATTTTATGCGGCCTCTTTTTTGCCTATAGTGCTATGCTTTTTATAGCACTAGGTTTGGAATTTTTAATATAGGGGGCCCCTACACGTGTATTTAATTACGGGGGAGTGGTCGGTATTTATATCCTAAACGGTATTTGTATCCTATAAATTTTTAGTTTAGTTTCGGCTTATATATCTCTTAGAAATTTTTAGTTTAGTATTGTTTTGTTTAGCTCTTAGAAATTTTTAGTTTAGTATTGTTTTGTTTTGTATTGTTTAGTCTCGGCTTATATATCTCTTAGAAATTTTTAGTTTAGTTTCGGCTTATATAGCTCTTAGAAATTTTTAGTTTAGTATTGTTTTGTATTCGTGTTTATATACGCCGTAGCACCGTTGAACAAAACCGGGACATAGGGGTGTAGTGGGTTCGCCATAATACTGTTGTCCCTCGTTAATTCCCCCCTATTGAGATAATACAGACATGGATTAAAGGTTTAGTCCATCGGGAAACCGTAATCACATTAACTTACTTATTGGAGAATGTCATGTCTACATCTACACAACTCAATACCATCGTCGCTCAATATGCCGCAGCGTATAAGGCGAAGCAGATGGCCATAACGTCATTCAAAGATGCACTTACTAACGCAGGCATCGTGCTTGATCGTAAGGCATTGAATCAGCCTTGTATGGTAGCCATTGCGGCCGCGTATGGCGTGGCGCTTGTGGCCAAGGTGCGCGGCGAAGGTTTCACATGGTCAGACGACAAGGTAAGTCTTGCGGCGAAACAATGCCATAAGACGTTGTTAGGTGACTTGTTCGCAGGGGAAACAAAGCACAGCGATGCACTGGAAGTTCCTGAGGCTATCCAAGCTGCGGCCAACAAGTTAGTGGCAATGTGCAAAGAGTACGAACAGATGGGCAAACTTATTGCCACCGCTATCGCCAACGCCAAGGCAGCCTAATCGTGACGTCCCTCGCTAAAGGTAGTTCGCTACCTTTAGTTTCGTCCCCCGTTATTACTATGGAGAATTTTTATGTACGCGATCACATCCCCCTCTATTACGTGCTCAGTTCCTTCCCTCGTTAATTCGTACCTTAAACAGCGCGACGATCACGAGCAGCAATTGATGCGTCCCCACGTTTATGTCAACGGCACGCGTTTGTATCCATGCGTCCCCGTCCAAGTGACCCGTCGCGTAATTAACGCACGCAAAACGACCACGTATTTTGCGTACGGCTGAGGTCTTGTTACGGGACGTCCCGTAACAAACAATTACGGAGAGAAACATTACTTGTTTTTGCTATCATTTTAGGAGTAATCGAACTGACGGGTGTTTTTGTGCCCAGTTAGTACGCGCTAGGCAGGCGTAAGTCATTGATTTATAAGGCGATTGCCTGCCTCTTTATTCCTATTACCTTACCTATATATATAATACACGATAAATAATATAGCCTTTGTATTACTATGTGTAATTCTCTACCTATAAAAATAGTAACTCGACATAGTAATACAGGGGCTATTTTTAAACGGCTACATCGTTTTCGTGTTTTTTTAATGCCGGGGATGATTTTTAGTGTACATTATTTAAAAATTTCTCGCATTAATGCAACGGCTGCTTTTTCAACCCCCAAGAAAGGACAACACCATGTCATATAAATCCGTGGCATCGCGCCTCACCGACGCCGTGCTTAACCACCCCGAACTGTCCGAGAGCACCAAGCGCGAGCTTGTTAATGTGATCGGATCTACCCGCGCCCAGACAAAAGCGGAGCGTATGCCCGCAAGTTGGGCCAAGTTACGGAACACCGTAATAAGAGTGCGTGAGGGTATTACGGGCAATCGCCCGCGTTGGCGCCCCGTAATAGCGCCTCTGTTTCAAGAATACGTGGAAATTCTTAACGCCGTAATAGCCCTCATTGATACGCAACGCACAGCGTACGCTTCAATCGAGGAGT